ATGACCCCCACTCTGAACAAGATGCAATGTCACCAGCCGCATTAGAGAATGCCTATGAGTGGTATACATCTGGTCCACGGCAGAGATTGCAGCCTGGAGGAGCGATTGTAATTGTGATGACGCGTTGGTCAGAGATTGATTTGACTGGCAAATTATTAAAGCAGCAAGCGCGAGATGTACTAGCTGACCAATGGGAAGTAGTAGAATTTCCAGCATTATTAGAAGATAAAGATGCGGAAGATGGTCATAAAGTATTATGGCCTGAGTTTTGGAAAAAAGAAGAATTATTAAAGGTGAAGGCTTCATTATCGGTAGGTAAATGGGAAGCCCAATGGCAGCAGAATCCCACAAGTGAGACGACTGCTATTTTAAAACGTGAGTGGTGGAAACAGTGGGAAAAAGAAGATATCCCTAAATTAAGTTATGTTATGCAGAGTTATGATACAGCATTTAGTAAAAAGGAGAATGCTGATTATAGTGCTATAACCACATGGGGTGTATTTTATCCAGTAGAGGGAGAACCACCCAACATTATTCTAGTAGATGCGCGGAGAGGTAGATGGGATTTTCCTGATTTAAAGCGTATTGCAAAAGAAGAATATGATTATTGGGAACCAGAATGTGTGATTATTGAGGCAAAAGCGACTGGTATGCCGCTGACGCAAGAATTGCGTAGTATGGGTATTCCTGTGCAAAATTACTCCCCGAGTAGAGGTAATGATAAATATACTCGAGTGAACTCCATTGCGCCAATCCTAGAAAGTGGGTTAGTATGGGCTCCAGATACTAGATGGGCAGAGGAAGTGATAGAGGAGTGTGCTTCATTTCCGGTTGGTGAAAATGATGATTTTGTTGATACAGTAACACAGGCTCTCCGACGTTTCCGCGAAGGTGGGTTTATACAGCACCCAGAGGATTATAACGACCATGTCGATGTACCGCCAAGAACGAACTCCTACTACGGATAGAATTGAAGAGTTGAAAAAACTCCTTGAGATTGTTTTAAATAGTTTAGAAGATAAACCAGCCCCAATGCTCCGAGTTATACAGGGAGGTAAAACTGATGGCAAAACAACCTAGCCCTTATAATAATGTTGAGCGTGAATTTACATTGGTTGGTCAGCAATTAGAGTCAGACCCATTAGAAATAGAATTACCGACAACTGCCCCTGAACCTTCTTTTGATGGTATGGAAATGTCAACAATGGAAGATGGTTCAGTAGAGTTTGCCGAGCCTGATTCGGAAGATAAGGGTGAAGCTGCTTTTATGGATAACCTTGCTGAGTTTATCGATGAGGATGAACTTACAGGTATATCTAGTATGATACTTGAAAAAGTAGATGAAGATAAAAGTTCCCGCAGTGAATGGTTAAATGTTTATACAAAAGGTTTAGATTTACTTGGTGTTAAGTATGAGAACCGTACAGAACCATTCCAAGGAGCTACTGGTGTAATACACCCAATGCTAAATGAAGCAGTTAGCCAATTCCAAAGCCAAGCCTATAAAGAATTATTACCCCCGAGTGGTCCTGTCCGTACACAAGTCTTGGGTGATACATCACCAGAATTAGAAAAACAGGCAGAACGTATAAAAACTGAGATGAATTATCAGCTTTTGCATGTTATGGAAGAGTATGATTCTGAATTTGACCAGATGTTATACTATTTAGGGCTATGTGGTAGTGCATTTAAGAAGGTTTACCCTGATCCGCAGCTTGGTAGACAGGTAAGTAAGTTTGTACAAGCGGAAGATTTGCTAGTTCCATACAATGCTACTGATTTAGCCTCATGTGAACGTGTTACACACATCATTCGTATGTCCGAAAATGAATTACGCAAGTTACAGGTGAATGGTTTTTACCGTGATTTAGAGATAAGTCCAGGAGATGATGAAAGTAATGAGTTACGGGATACAAAAGAGGAGCTTTCTGGGCTAGAACGTTCGGGTACTAGTGAAGAAGTTATTTTGTATGAGTGCCATTGTTACTTAGATATTGAGGATTTTGCGGATAAAGATGCTGAAGGTGAGCCAACAGGTATAAAACTGCCGTACATTGTGACAGTATCTTCTGATACTGGTGAAGTTTTGTCTGTATACCGTAATTATGCTGAAAATGATGTATTTAAACGGAAAAAACAATATTTTATCCATTATATGTTTACTCCTGGACTTGGATTCTATGGTAATGGTTTAATCCATTTACTTGGTAATCTATCACGCACAGCTACCGCTAATTTACGGCAGTTAATTGATGCTGGCACTTTATCTAATATGCCAGCTGGATTTAAAGCTAGAGGATTACGTATACGAGATGATGACCAGCCCCTTCAACCTGGAGAATGGCGGGATGTCGATGTTGTTGGAACGGAGCTTCGCGGCTCGCTCTTACCTCTGCCCTACAAAGAGCCGAGCGCGACTCTGTTTCAGCTGCTTGGTTTTGTAGTACAGGCAGCACAAAAATTTGTTGGTACGACAGATATAGGTACAGGCAATATTCAGAATACTGAGATGCCTGTAGGTACAACAGTTGCACTTATGGAACGTGGCAGTCGTATTATGTCTGCGGTGCATAAGCGTTTGTATAATGCTATGAAGCAGGAATTTAAATTACTTGCAGAAATCATAGCAACAGATGGTACTGATTACCTATACAATGTCACAGGTAATCAGCAAGGTATGAAAGCACAGGATTTTGATGGTCGTGTGGATATTGTACCTGTAGCTAACCCTAATATTTTCAGTATGTCGCAGCGTGTGAGTTTAGCGAGTGAGCAATTAAAACTCGCACAGGCAAACCCACAGATGCATAATACTTATGAAGCTTTCCGTAGAATGTATAGTGCTTTGGGTGTAGATAATATCGAACAAATATTGACCCCACCCCAACAGCCGCAACCTACAAATGCGATTACAGAAAATGGTCAATTGCAAATGGCTCTAACTGGCAGACAACAGTTGAAGGCTTTTCCTGAACAAAACCATGATGCACATATTCAAACGCATTTAGCATTTATGCAGAGTATGACAGTTAAAGCAAATCCTGCAGCTACGCAGATTTTGCAAACGCATATATTTGAGCATCTAAGTTTAAAAGGGCAGATGGTTGCACAACAAGAAATGCAAGCTATGCAGCAACAGGGGCAAGAAATACCTCCTGAAATGATGCAAAATAGAATGGATGAAATAGAAGCTCAGCTTATGACGGCTTACTTGCAAGAAGAAGCACAGGTTCTTGGTGATCAAAGACAAGACCCCTTAGTTGAATTAAAACAACAAGAGTTACAGTTAAAGCAACAAGACCAGATGCAAGATGCCCAACAAGAGCAAATGGAGCTTGAATTTAATAAGCGTAAAGCTCAAGAGCAAGCTGCAATCCAACGTGAGCGTATTGAAAGTACAGAAGATATAGCTGCAATGCGAGCACAAATTGCTATGCAACGTTCAGCTAATAAGGGGAGGGGCTAATGGCAGATCGTGGTGGCGGGGGTCCAGCTGGTTCTGGTGGAACTTCCGGTGCTGGCGGTAGCTCTGGTGCTGGAAACAATGATTCCGACGAAGAAGGTGGTGGCTACAGTGATGCTGATGTAGGTGTTGGCTACGGAGCGAGTAGTGGAAGTACTTCGGGTGGTCTTGGAGGAACTGGTGTAGGTCGTCAAGATGGTCCCGGAAGTCCTACTGAAGGCAACCCATATGGAGGTCCTGCGGGAAGCCCCACCGAAGGTACTGCTACTGAAAGGGGTTTAGTAGATGGTATTAATGCTGCGATTGCTGCTGGTTTAGATCCCTATTCCGATAAGGCTATGAATAGTATTGTAGCGGGGATAATTTCTGGTCGATTTGGCAATCCTTCTAGTTTGGGTATTGGCAGTATTGATATGGAAGCCCCTGAGGTTGCTGGTTTTATGGATCAATATGGTCCTGGACAAAGCAGTGGATTAGCTGGTTTGATAGGATATGACCCTAATGTAGGATTTCTAGAAAATGTAGCAAATATGGCTATTCCTGGAAAAAATACGCCTCTGGGTGCTTTTTCAGCTGTTCCTGGATTAGTGGGTGTGAATGATACTATTTCGGGTATTGTTGGGTTAGCCAATACGATTGCTGGGAGGAGGGGTGCTAAAAGTTCTTCACAAAATACAGGTATTGCTTCTGGTAGTGTGGTAGGCAAAGATAGTATAGCTGGTTCATACGGAGCAAATACAGGTATTGCTTCAGGTCCAAAATTTTAAGGAGAGTAAGATGACTAATAGGTTGACTAGAAACACACGAGTAAAAGAGCTAAAAGAAATGTTAGCTAGTGAAACAGACCCAGATAAAATTGAAATACTGGAGTTTGATCTTATGGAAGCAATGGGTAGAAAAACCACTAAACCTGTACAACGCAGTATGGGTTCACCTAGAACTGGTGAAGTAGCAAAAGGCTCAAAATCCAGAGGTGGTGGTGCAGCTATTGCGGGGAT